ATTACAATGTAAATTTAATAGGTACATTTTACGTTGAGTATGACAAAGATAATTTTATAGATTATGATAAATTAAAAAAATCAGATGTTGTTTCTTGGTTAGAAGCTGGATTAGATGTTCAAAGTATGAAAGATAATTTATCAAATCAAATAAGTATTTTAGAAAAACCAGTCGATATTGTATTGCGACCTGAGTGGTAATTTATTATATTTGATATATAATTAAATTTAATACTATGAATAAAATAACAAAATCAGAATTAGAATCATTAAAACAAGTACAACAAAAGTTTGCAGCAATAAAGCATGATTTAGGCACTATGGTAATTAGAGAGCAAGAGTTGTTAAAAGCAAACCAAATGGTTGTAGAAGAAAACACCAAATTAGTTGAAGGTTTACAAGAAAAGTATGGTAAAGTAAATATTAATTTAGAAGATGGTTCTTATGAAGATATAAAAGAAGAATAAAATGGGAAAACCAAGTGAAATAGGAGAGGACACTAAGCTAACTTTAGATTTAAAAACAATAGGAATAGTAATAACTGGTGCGGTATCACTTGCTGGACTTTATTTTACATTGACTGCTGAGATAGAGCTAGCAAAAGAATTGCCAAAACCAGAGTTGACTAGAACTGAATATGATTTAAAAGACCAGTTAATTAGAGAAACTATCGAAAATACAGCAGAACAAGTACAGGAAAACTCAGAAAAACTAGATAAAATAGATGAGAAATTATATGAAATTATACAGAAATGAAACAGATATTTGCCCTAATTGCACTATTTGTATTTGCAATAGCTAGTTCACAAGATTATACTGTACTACACATAAACAGTTCTTGGAACTTTCGTAATGACTATAAAGACCTAAATAAAATAAAAGGTGCAAAGATTGTGAGAGCTTTGTTAGAAGAACAAAAACAATCTGTAAAAACACAAATAAAATCTGTACCAGTTATCTTTATTTACAGAGACAGAAGTCTAATAGGTCGTTGGGATGCTGGTATATCATTATCTATTAAAGCGCCTGTACAAGAAATGCAAGATGTTATAGATAAAAGTAGATATACAAGAGTAGCTACTAATTAATAAACTATGATTAGTAAACATATATCAGAGAAAGAAGCGACTAAAAGTGTTACAGCTCTTAGGTTAGGTATTGACAATACTCCTAATGGCGATTCCTTAAGCAACATGAAGCTTATAGCAGAGAAGATATTTGAACCGCTTAGGGATTGGGTTGGTGGCCCAATAAAGATTAATTCTTTTTATAGGTCTATTGCCTTGAATGAATCTATAGGTGGCTCGTCAAAATCACAACATTGTCAAGGTCGAGCACTTGATTTAGATGACGTATATGGCCATAAAACAAACAAAGAAATGTTTGATTGGATTAGAGATAATTTAGATTATGACCAGATGATTTGGGAGTTTGGTAATGAAGATAATCCTGATTGGGTACATGTAAGCTATGTAAGTGAGGACAAAAACAGAAATAGGATACTCAAAGCTGTTCGTGATGATGGTAAAACAAAATATATAAATATTACAAATGCCTGATAAAAAGAAATTCAAAGATACTACCGTTGGCAAACTATTGTTTGGCGCAGCTTCTGTTGTAAGCCCACAGTTAGGTGCTGTTTTAAACGGTGTTACATCACCAAAAGAAGCAATAGCAGAGATAGGTAAAGCAAAAATATCTACAGGAGATAAAATTAAATTACAACAACTTATATATGAGCAACAAAATAAAGAAATGGAATCTATTACAAGCAGATGGCAAGCTGATGCGGCTAGTGATAGTTGGCTTAGTAAAAATGTTCGCCCTCTTGTTCTTGTGTGGTGTATTGTGGTATTTAGTTTTGCTGGTATATTTGATAGCATTGAGTCGATACCTTTCCATATAAATGAAGTATGGAATGACACATTTGAGAAAGTTATGATGGCTTGTGTACTTGCATATTTTGGTGGTAGAACAGCAGAAAAATCTACAAGTATATTTAAGAGATAATGGCTAGGCGTAAAGAGGTTACTACTTATAAATCTAAATCACGCAAAAGAAAAGGCATACACGCAAAAACAAAATCAAGTAAAGTTAAGCACAGTAAAAACTATAAAAAAAGATATAAAGGACAGGGTAGATAAACATTATTTATGTCCTTTGTGAATTTAATAGGTATTTTTTACTATCTTTATGAATTCAATAGGGTGTTATTATATATCCATTGATTTCTTTGTTTTCATTGTTTGAAAGGGGTAGCTGAAAATTGTTACCCTTTTTTTTTGCATCTGACATTTTTTGTATATATTAGCACCATGAAAAATCTACAAAGTAAATTGGTGGCTATTCAAACGAGTTTGAAAGCACCTAAAAATCAAAGGAACAGTTTTGGTAATTACAATTATAGAAGTTGTGAAGACATTTTAGAAGCAGTAAAACCACTACTAAAAAAAGAAGGTTTATTGTTGACAATATCTGATTTTATTAACAATGACCCTTTATATGTTGTGGCTACTGTTACTATAAGTGATGGCACAGACACTATAAGTGTTACTGCACAAGCTGGTATTGACCCTAGCAAAAAGGGTATGGACATAGCTCAATGTTTTGGTGCATCATCTAGTTATGCTAGAAAGTACGCTTTAAACGGCTTATTTTTAATTGATGATACTAAGGATGCTGATGCAACTAATAATCACTCTAAGAGCACGAAAACAGGCTCTAATTGGACGCAAACAACTACTCAAACGCTAGATGCTGAAAAAGAGTGGTTACCAAAAACAGGCAAGTATTTTGACAATGCAAAAAAAGCTGTAAAAGAAAATAGAATAACAATAGCTGATGTCAGAAAAAAATACAAAGTAAGTAAAGAAGTCGAAAAATTATTAACAAGTTAAATATATGAACGAAAAAAAGTATGTAGGTTCTGGAAGACAAGTAAAGAACTACGATTTAATAAATTTTACAATAGCTGAAGACAAGACAAAAGATGCTTGGATTGAGTATAACGGAAGGAAGTTTTTAAAACTTAGTATTGGCAAGAAAAAAGAAGTTGACCAATATGGTAAAACTCACACAGTATGGATTGATGAGTATGTGCCAGAGCAAAAAACAGAGAGTAAACCAGAAACCGATTTACCATTCTAAATAAACAATCATAAGCACCCAGTTATTACTCCTTAGTTCGTTGAATGATTTACTGGGTGTTTGTGATTTTATAAAACTATGAATAACAAATACTTAAATATTAATTTAAATTTTATGAATACTAATTTAACAATACCAGAAACTGTTGTTTTATCTTATATCGAAGGCCTAACTAGAAAAAAAGGTTTTTGCTATGCTTCAAATAAATCTATTTGTGGTGCATTGAAAATGAATGATAGAACATTATACAGGGTACTAAACAAATTAGAAGACAAAGAATATATAAAACGAGTAACTAAAAGTGTAGGCAATGGTGGCAAAGAAAGAAAGATTTATGTAAGTCCAGATGTCAAGCTTGTCAGTTCCTTGTAATACATAGTGTAATATATAATATATATATATATAATACATAGTGTATTATAATACATAGTGTAAACAATGATACAAGAATTCAAAAATATATCTATATATCCTAAGGGTAATAGAACACAACAAAAGGTCATTTGCCCTAATTGTTACAAAATTGGCAAAAAACATTATAAAGATTTGTGTCTAAGTATTAACTTAGATACAGGTCTTTTTAATTGCCATAAATGTAGTTGGAAAGGATGTGTAAAACCAAAAGATAATTTTATGCCTACAAAACAATATACTAAACCACAGAAAAATAATCTACAAAAGATAAACAACAAAGGTTTAGAGTTTTTATATAAACGAGGTATAACAAAAGATGTAATACAGGCAAACAAAATTATAAGTACAAAAGATGGGAATAGTATTGTATTTCCATATTTCAAAGACAATGAGCTGATAAACTATAAAACTAGAGGTTTAGTAAAAAAAACATTTACACAAAGTAAAGATAGTTTGCCAATTATATATAATTACGATAGGGTTAAAAACGAAAAGCTTATAATTATATGCGAGGGAGAAATGGATTCGTTAAGCTGGGAAGTAGCTGGTATTACTTGGCATACTTCTGTAAACATGGGTGCACCAAATATAAAAGATAAAAACTTAGATAAAAAACTAGAATGTATATCTAATTGTTACGAAGTGTTTGAACAGGCCGAAAGAGTTTATATTGCAACAGACAATGATGACAATGGTAGATATTTAGAAGATGAGTTAGTCAGAAGATTTGGCGCAGAAAAATGCAAGATAGTAAGTTTAAAACCATATAAAGATGCTAATGAGGTTTTATTAAAAGAAGGCATAGAATCATTAAAGCAAAGAGTAAGAGATGCTCATGACCCTAAGTTAGAGGGTATATTTTCTATTGACGATATTTACGATAGTATGATTGATGGTTATAGGAATGGTCAAGAGAGGGGCACTACGACTCACATAGATTCAATAGATAATGCTTGGACTTGGAGAATAGGAGAAGTAAATATTTGGACTGGCTATCAAAATGAAGGTAAAAGTATGTTTTTAGGGCAACTAGCTTTACTAAAATCTTTTCATGATGGTTGGAAGTTTGGTGTATTTAGCCCAGAAAATATGCCTATAAATGATTTCTATAGTGATTTAATAGAATCATATATTGGTAAAAGCGCAGACCCTTTTTATGCCAATAACTATATGACTGAAAAGGATTTCAAGGAAGGTTTAGAGTTTATGAAAAAACACTTCTTTGTTATATATCCAAAAAAAAGTTATAAATTAGACGATATCTTTGACAGAGCTAAATTTTTAGTTAAGACAAAAGGTATTCGTTCTTTGATAATAGACCCTTACAACACTATCCAACACAGGATGCAAAAAGGTGAAAGAGAAGATTTATATATATCTCGTTTTATGAGTGAACTAAAAAGGTTTGCAGTAGAGAATAAAATTTCTGTACATTTAGTTGCGCACCAAGTTACACCACAAAAAGATGACAACAACAGATATTATAAACCAGATGTAAATAGAATTAAAGGTGGTGGTACTTTTGCCGATAAATGCGATAATTGTCTATTTATATGGAGACCAAATAGAGCAGTTGATTTTAGCGATACTAGAGTTATATTTGGCAGTCAAAAGATAAAAAAACAAAAATTAGTTGGTTATCCACAAGAGATAGCTGGCATAACATACGACAGGAAGTCAAGCCGATATTATTTTAACAATCAAACCCCTTTTGTTGAAATAGATAAATATAGGTGCGACTTAAAGCAAGAGTAGATAGTAACCAAAAAAAAATAGTTTCTGAACTAAGGAAGATAGGTTGTAGTATATTACATACTCATCAACTTGGCAAAGGCGCACCAGATATTATTGTTGGTTACAATGGAAACAATTATTTAATAGAAATCAAAGATGGTAGCAAAACATTATCTCAACAGAGACTTACTAAAGATGAATTACAATTTCAATCTAATTGGAAGGGCTCATACTTTGTCTGTAATTCTGTTGAACAAATTAAAGAGATATTGCTTTGTGAATTGTGAGATATTAGACATACTATCTAATAAACACCAAGATTGGTTTAACATGGCAAAAAGCTTTGGTTTGTCAAATGATGATGCAAATGAAATAGTACAAGAAATGTATATTAGAATTTATGATTATACAAAAGACATAAAAAAGATTATGTACAACAAAACCGAAGTTAATACTTTTTACATCTACATAACATTAAGAAACTTATACTATAGTAATTTTGCCAAGTATGGTAAGAGTATAAAAACAAAAAAAATATTTTTATTTACAGAAATGGATGACAATTCAATAAAGAAGGTTTATAATAATTATTATGAAGATTATGAATCATATATGCAAACTGTATCTAAAAAAAAGAGTTTAGATAAGCTACATGAAAAAATAGAACAAACTATTGATAGTTGGTATTGGTACGACAAAAAACTAACTAAGTTATATTTTGATAGTGGCATGAGCATGAGAGATTTAAGCAAGGAGACAAAGATAAGTTTAAGTTCAATATTTAATACATTAACAAATGCAAAAGAAAAAATTAGACAAAACACAAAAGAAGAATACAAAAAATACAAAAGCTAGAGGTCTTGGCGATACTGTTGAAAAGGTATTTAAGAAAACTGGAGTTGACAAAGTAGCTAAGTTTATACTAGGTGAAGACTGTGGTTGTGATAAACGCAGAGATGTACTTAATCGTTTGTTTCCTTACAATAAGCCAGAATGTCTTAATGAAGATGAATTTAATTATTTAGACAACTACTTCAAGAACGCAAAGAATGTAGTAACTACAGAAACACAAAAAGAATTATTAGTTATTTATAATAGAGTATTTAAAGATAATATGCAACCTACAAGTTGTGGTAGTTGTTTTAAAAATGAACTACATGATAAATTGCAAAGGGTATATTTAGAATACTTAAAAGAAAATTAATGACAGAAAAAGTCAGCTTAATTAGAAACAGAAATAAAGTAAAACAAGTTATTGATTTTACTGGTGTACAAAACGGAAATATGCACCCATCAGACATTGATGCTGTTTTAGAGTTTGACAACGAGATATTAATTTTAATTGAGGTTAAATATAAATTTAATTCAATACCTACAGGGCAAAGATTATTGTTAGAGAGAATTTGTGATTCTTGGCATACAGGTAAATCTCTTGTTCTCAAAGTTGAGCATGAATTTAATTCAGATGACACAAACATACCCTTAGAGGAATGTTGGGTTACTGGTGTTTATTATGATAAGAAATGGATTTATTATAATGACAAAGTTAGTTTTGTAACTTATATAAATGCTCTAGGTAGAAAATGGAATTGTGAAAAATGTAAATTTTAAATATGCCACTTATAAAACCAAAACAATACGAAACTAAGGATTCTTTTCTAAATAGATTTATGAACAATGCAAAAATGATTTCTGAATATCCAGATAACAAACAAAGATATGCAGTTGCAAATGACATTTGGAAAAAGAGATTTAGTAGATATATAAAATAATTTTATATATTTGTTCTGAACAAAGAACAATGAAAACACTTTTTAAGCTATTGATGGCTATACTTCTGTTTGGTTGCGAAGATAACTGCGACCTTAGTCATTATCCTTCACCCCCTTATTCAGAGCCCTATCATGTAGAATATAGTGATGGTTGGGTAAAATACATTTATGTATGTTACAATGGTAGCTACAATGAGATTATAACATATCAAGTTGTAGGTGGTTGTTGGGAAGCATTGAGAAGTACACAATATAATATAAACTGTAATTAATATGAAAGATTTTATAACAACATTAGATGGCGAGTTTTGGAACAGACAAGAACTAATTGAAAAAGCAAGAGAGGATAAATTTTATTATGGTTACTTAGCACAAGCTTGTTTATCAAGTAGCTCAGTATCTAAACTTCTTAAATCACCAAGAGAGTATCTTATGAGTTTTGATTTGCCTACAGAATCAACTGCATTATCAGAGGGTTATTTATTTCATGCTTCAATACTAGAAGAAGATAAATTTAATGAGTGTTTATTTCTAGATGTTGCTACAAAAAACAACAAAGAATATAAATTAGCTAAACAGGAAAGGTGGGATGTATTTACTATGAAAGAAAGAGACAATGCTTTAAGATTGAGAGATAGATTTTATAATTGTAAGGAAGCGTCAGATTTTATATTAAATGCAGAGTTTGAAGTGCCAGAGATTAATAATGTTTTGAATCATCCATTTAGAGGTAAAGCAGATATATTAGGAGAATGTTTGGTAGATTTGAAAAGTACGGCAAACATACATAAATTTAAACATAGTGCTTATATGTATAATTATGATAGCCAAGCTTACATTTATTGTAATTTATTTGGCAAGACATACAAAGATTATAGATTTGTTGTAATTGACAAAAGCCCTACAAACGAGATTGGCATATATGATATAAGTCAAGACTTTTATTACAGGGGAGAACAAAAAGTAGAACAAGCAATCAAAGTATATGAAACTTTTATTAAAAATGAATTTGACTTAAATGATTATTTAATAGAAGATACTTTGTAATGAATGAATTATATTTAGAAGAAAAAGAATGTTATAGAGACACTATGCTTTGCTTAGAAACAAATATATCTACTTTATCAGATGTTTATTTTGTTTTACAATATTATGAACATGAAGAACATTATGAGTGTTGTAGTGGAATTATAAGAGCTATAAACGATTATAAAAAAACTATAACAATAGGTGGCGTACATAGTCGCCATACAATATTATAATGAAGCTAAAAGAACAACCTACAAGCAGTATTTATATATACTGCAATGGTGTTAAGATAAGTAAAGATGAGTTTTTAATTATGTCTAAGAATTTAAAACAAAAAGAAAGAGACATAGAGTATTACGAAAACTATAAAAAGAGTTTATGCCAGTTTGTTATAACCAATAGTTGTTATGTTGCTAATGGTAAATATCATGGTAGAGTACACTTAAAACATGCAGATATGTTAAATTTGTTAAAAGAGATACAAAGATTAGAAATATTAATTTATGAAATTAAAAATGGAAAACAAGTACAGAAAACTACTACAAAAAGAACAGCCAAATTTATATGACAATTATGAATCTATTATGCTTGAACAATTTGAATTGTTCTGCAAAAAGCAGTTAGATTATGGTAGCAGTAATATAAGCACAGGTGCAAACTTAGAAACCGAAGAAGGTAAAGTTTTTGCATTGACAGGATTATGGTTTAGAATGAATGATAAAATAAGCAGATGGAAAAACTTAATCATGAAAAACAGAAAAGCAAACAACGAATCACTCGTAGATAGTTTTATGGACTTAGGTAACTATTCTATTATAGCGCAATTAGTAAGTAAAGGTTTATGGACGAAATAAAGAAAAAAGATGGCCGTAGAAATAACGGTGCAATTAAAGGTATATCAAGAGGTCAAGGACGAAAACCTAAGGCACAAGAAAAAAAGATAAGTAGCTTTGCTTTGCAGTCAATGAAAAAAGTATTTGGTAGTGAGGAGAAAGCATGGTTAGAATTAGGTAAGATGGCAAAAGAAAGTTTCCCTCATATGAGATTACTTTGGGAATATAAGTATGGTAAACCAAAAGAAAGTAAAGAACTTGATGTTAAAACAGAAGTAAATATTCCTGTAATAAACTTCCTAGACAAAGATACTACTATTGATATTGAACATAACGAAGTAGATGAAAAACCTAAATCTTAATAAAAAGTATCAAACCTTATTTAATTCAAAAGACAGATACTTTGTAATTACAGGTGGTCGTGGAAGTGGTAAATCATTTGCCGTAAATACCTTTTTAGTATTATTAACATATGAAGCTGGACACAGAATACTGTTTACTCGATTTACTATGACATCAGCAGGAATGTCGATTATACCAGAGTTTATTGAGAAGATTGAATTGATGGGTATTGGCGAACAATTTACTATAACTAAAACAGAGATTATAAATAAATTAACAGGCAGTTCAATATACTTTAGTGGTATAAGAACAAGTAGTGGAGACCAAACTGCAAAACTAAAATCTATTCAAGGTGTATCTACATTTGTACTTGATGAAGCAGAAGAATTAACAGACGAGGAAAGCTTTGATAAAATTGACTTTAGTATAAGAGCAAAGAGTGTTACAAACAGGTGTATATTAATTCTGAACCCTACAACAAAAGAGAATTGGATATATCAGAGGTTTTTTCAAAACAGAGGTATTCCAGATGGTTTTAATGGCACAAAGAATAATATAACATATATTCATACTACATACTTAGACAATCTAAAACATCTATCTCAATCATTTGTAAAGCAGATTGATGATATGAAAATAAGAAGACCAGAGAAATATAAACATCAGATTATGGGTGGTTGGTTAAAAAGAGCAGAGGGTGTTATATTTACTCATTGGAATATAGGTAAATTCAATACCCAAATAGATTCAATAGGTGGATTAGATATAGGATTTTCTGTGGACGAAAGTTGTTTGTGTGAAGTTGCCATTGACAAAGTAAGAAAAATAATTTGGATAAGAGAACACTTTTATAAAAAAGGTTTGACTACAACACAAATATTTGATTTGTCAATTCGATACATGGGTAAGAATTTAATAGTATGTGATAACTCTGAGCCACGCTTAATATCTGAATGTAAATCTAAAGGTTTAAATATTGTGCCAACAATAAAAAGAAAAGGTAGCATACTAACAGGAATTAGCTTAATGCAAGATTACAATATAATTATAGATAGTGATAGTATAAATTTAATACGAGAGTTTAATAACTATTCATGGAAATTAACAGGTGCAATTCCTATTGATAAATTCAATCATGGCATTGACGCTTCCAGATATGCAATTCAATATTTACTTACTCGTTCTGTACCACACGGAAGTTATTTTGTAAAATAATATATTTTTTATTTGGATATGTCAGTTGGAATGTTTAATATTGTAATATGAAAACAAAACAAAAAGAAATGAAAGTAAAAGATTTAATAAAAGAACTACAACAAATAGAAGACACTAATAAATATATTCATTTATTGGGCAATACAAATAATCCTGAATGTGAAGATACTGATGTAATTTTTGATGACATTGAAATTTGGGACGATGGAGATGAGAGTATAACTTTATTTTTATTAAAGTGTTATGAAGAAACAAATTAAGAAAACAATAGAACATTACGACAAAAACAGATACTTTCATAGTTCTGATTTTGATTGGATAATGAAAAAAAACATAGAATTAATAAACAATAAAACAAAGAAAAATGGAAAATAAATTAAAAATAAACTTAGTTATATCAGATATGATTAATGATTTAATATTTGATTGTGAGGGCAATGTTGATGTGTTAGATATAGTTCCTATTGCTATTGAAATAGGAGAATTTAATCAAATTTATAAAAATGGATATTGGAGTGATGATGAGAGGGCAGATTGTTATAATAAAGTATATGAATTAATAAATTAAAATAAACAATTAAATAAAGAAAAAATGAGACCAATGAGACAAATAGGGGAAATGATTAGAAAGTTTTTCACCTCTAAAACAACAAACTATTGGATTTGTGTTCCATCAAAAATGGATAATCATAGACAAAAAGATATGTTCATTATGGACACAATAAGTTTTTTACAAGATAAAATAAAAATTAAGGAATGACAGGACAATCAGATTTAATAAGAATAGAAATTTCACACTTGAGGCAGTTGTTAAACAATGCAACAACAAAGAACATTGAATACGAAAACAGGATAAAAGAGTTAGAAGCTAAAATTGATGTTTACCATAAAAACTTAGAGAGTGAGTACAGGCAATCTAAAAGATGAGTATTGTTATATTTTTATTATTAAGGAGAAAGATACATTTCCTTATATCAAGAAATTCAATACCAATAGAAGTGTTGAATGGACTATTAAACAATATAGCAGAAACAGAGATATAGAATATATGAATTTAATATAATAATTATGAAAACAAAAGAAAGTAAAAATGTAATAGATAAAATAAGGTTTGAGGGCAAAACAAGACATGAAGCCCTTTGTGAATTGTATAATACATTATCAAACGAGGATTTTATGCACCTAATTAATATGGCACAAAGTAGGTTGTTTATTTGGAATCCACAAGATAAAACTTGTTATGATTTAGATGAGGAAATTCCATGTTGTCCAAATGGTGCTCAAATACAAATCAATATACAAGAAGATGGATTTAAATTTAAACCTATGGTAAGTAAAGAAAAATAAAATATTTATGTGAGTTGTTTTTATTCCCCCTGTGAATTTAATACATAAATTTAATAGGGGGTTTTTTTTTGATTGCCTCTTGCCTAACCTATAAATATAATAAAAAATAATTATTTGTCAGATGCAAAATAAATTGTATATTGTACTAAATTTAAAAACTAAAATTATGAAAACAAAAGAAAAAACATATACAGAATTTACACCGATTGGTAAAACATATTGGAATGATGAAGGCGTTTATCAAACTGAGTTTGATGAACTTTATAAATATCTTGTTCCTAATTGTGGAGATGCACCCACTGTGCAAGGCGAACTTTTAAGAGTAATATCTCGATTGAATTATGACTACTTCAACAATGGTAATTGTAATGTTCAAGAGGTTATTTATGATAGTGATGGTATTTATTGGGAGGAGGTTGTGATTACTGAGTATTATCAAAGAATGATTGATTTTTTATATAAATATTCAAACGCCTATTCAGAGACACAAACCTTAGAAAACTTTTTAACAAGTCTCAATAATTACTCGAGAAAGGAATTATTTTGTGATAAAAATGAGCAAATCTATACAAGACTAATTGACAAAGTAATGCAACAAATATTAACTGATGGCAAAGACGCCAACAAACCTAATCCTGAATTTGATGAAAAGGCATAGAATAGAAAAAAACATAATGCACAATATTAGAAAAAAGAGAGAGGAACGAAAGTTAAAAATGAGAATTGACAAATTTCGTGATGACATGGAGAGAGAAATAAAACACAGAATAAATAAATCTAAATAAATTAAGGG